GTTCAATAATGCAGATACTCCAAAACGAACGTCACTGCGGCGATGTCCTGGCCCGTAAAACATGGACGCCAAATTACCTCGACCACAGATCTAAGAAGAATAATAAGGATAGGAACCAGTACCGGATGAAGAACCATCACGAAAGCATTATTAGCAGAGATGATTTCATAATGGTGCAGCGGCTTATTGCCAATGCTAAATATGGCAATACGAGCATTTTACCAGAGCTCCATGTGATCAAAGATGGAATATTAAAGGGCTTTGTGTCTATCAACCCACGCTGGGCATCTTTCAGGCCTGATGACTACTACGAAGCATGTCACAGCGCATATTATGATGAAGAAAGTAAGAGCAATAACATACCTGAATATCAGGCCAATGAAGGAGATTTTGATTTAAGAGGCTATGAAGTTGTTAGAGGCGCTTTTTTCGATTCAGCCGGAAGAACGTGCGTCACTATCTCGATTGATGGATATGTTTTTAGCACTGCTACTGTTCGCAATTTCAATGATACTTTTATTGTAGAACTTTTAATACATCCTGAAAAGTGTCTTCTTGCGATAAGACCAGCAACAAAAGAGACACCTAATGGCATTCGCTGGTCAAAATCATCCAACGGAAAAGCAAAGCCAAAACCTATAAGCGGATCCGCTTCGCTACCTACTATCTTTGCACTCCTAGGATGGAACCCTAAATGCAAATACAAGATCCTCGGCACGCTCAGACATAAAGGAACCGAGCAATTCATTATTTTCAATTTAAAGGAACCTGAGATATTCATACCAAAATACGTAATGGATCAAGCCGATGAAAATGGAAATTCAGAAACAGATTCTCAAATCGAGCCTTTCACAAGCAAATCTAAAAAGCAAATACTCGCATACCCTGCAGACTGGATAGATAGCTTCGGTGCAAATTATTACAGCACATCTCAATCAGAGGAAGAAAAACAACTCTCTCTTGATAATTGGAATGCCAATCAAAAGGGAGAACCATATAAAGAATCCGAGCTTAACGTTACAAATAAGGAAACCATCCAATCTGAAATTGAAACTATGATAAACGAAATGAAGGAGACCAACAATGAATGATAGCAAAATGCAGACTGCGCCAGAATCAAAACGTAATACACCAGAAATCGAAGTACTCGACATAGAATCATTTGACTACGACGGATACCAAGTTGTACGTGGAGAATTCTTCTCTCATGTTTATGAGCCGTCTCTAACCCTGAATCGTAACAAAGTCTCGGTAAACATGGCTTGCATCCGGAGATTGCCAAATGTTGATTATGTTCAAATCCTAGTCAATCCTGAAGAAAAGAAGCTTGCTGTCCGGCCCTGTAAAGAAGAAGAAAAAGACTCCTTCAGGTGGTGCTCCAATAACGAAAAGCGCAATCCCAAACAAGTTACATGCCGCATATTTTTCGCTAAGGTAACATCTCTCATGGACTGGGATGTTGAGCACAGATATAAACTGCTCGGCAAACTAATCCGTTCAAATGGCGAGTTCTTATTTACCTTTGACCTTAATACCCCTGAGATATTTGAAAGAAAGATAAAGGATGGGGAAAAGGTAAAAACATCCCGCACTCCTACTTATCCTGAAGACTGGAAAAACCAATTCGGTCTTTCAGTTAAAGAACATCAGAGCAATCTCCAGGTCAATCTTTTTGATGGATATGCAGTGTTCGGAATCAAAGAAAAGAAAAAGCCTGCAACGGATAATACAAATATCATAACAAAGGAGGATTCCACAAATGAAAGCGCCCTATAACGACCAACCCATAGTCTGTATCGATCTTAAGAAAAACCGTATTCGCGTGCATAAAACTACACTTCACCTGATTGGAGATCCCGATTATATTCAGCTTCTGGTTAATCCCAAAACCGGTATGATTGCTATACGACCAACAGTAGCTGAAGATCACCTTGGTCTTAAGATAAGAAAAGAACGACTCGTAAATGGTGATTGCTATGAAATCCACTCCAAAGAGCTGCTAGATGCCCTTAAAAATGTGAGAACGGAATGGCACAGTAATTGTTCTTATCGCATCTATGGAGAATACAATGCAACTGCTCAAATTGCACAATTCGCTATGAAAGACATTGTGCCAGTAGAGGATACAATAAATCATGAATGATATTATGCTAGGAAAAGATAAAGAAATAATGTTTCTGCTGCAGCCCTTACCTGCCAATAAATACAAAGCACTTGAACGCAGCATTCTTAACGACGGCTGTAAAGAGCCTATTTATGTTTGGCATGGCGTCATTGTTGATGGCCATAAAAGGTATGATATTTGCAAAAAATATGAACGTACCTTCTTCATCCGTCAGTCCATGTGTATAAACCGCGCAGAAGTATATGCAATGATATGCTCCCAGCAGCTCCAACGGGATGACATAACTAATGAAATGCGTAAATACCTTATTGGAAGGCTGTATGCAGCAAAACTTGATATGCAAGAAAGTACGTACCTGCGCAATAATGAAGATGACAAAGAACACTCTCTGTCCTATGTGCCCAATAGAGCATACAGGAAGCAGGAAATATCCCAAGAGATAGCTACAGATTTACACATTGCGCGTGGCACTGTTCTTAAATATGAAATATACACAAAATGCATTGAAAGCATAAGAAGCAAGGAACCAGAAATCGTAAACAAGATCCTTGCAGGAGACCTTAAAATATCACACGAAAATATCATTGAACTCGAAAGGCTCCCCGCCAAGGATCTAAAGGCGCTAACAGAAAATCTCGCAGAAAGCAGGATTGACCATATCCTTTATTCGGATATCCGTCATGAACTGCAATGGAAGTCTATACGCTCCCCATCTCAAAAGAAAAATGAGGAGTCTGTAGACATGCCTATTAAACATATGCCCAAATACGACCCAGACGCAGCACTATCGTCTCTCATATTCACAATACCCACCTGGGCCGGGTCCCTAGATCGTTCAAGAGAAGATACAGACTTTGCTAGGGCTACAGATACCGCAAAAGGAAAAGTGATGTATCAGCTTGCGATCCTAAAGCAATCAATTAATGAAATGGAAACATCCATAAAGGAGGCAACTAACAATGGAGAATTTGCAAATTTACGTACCCCAGGTGTCATTCGAACAGATACCAATAAAGAACCTAGTATCGAATCAGGAATATCAAAGGAACCTATCGAGGAAGCATGTCCAGAAGGCAGCAGCCCATTTCGATATATACCAGGTGAACCCGGTGAAAGTGAGTCGTAGAAACGGAATAAATTATGTATTCAATGGCCAGCATACCATAGAAATAATAGCTCTCGTATCTGGTTCAAGAGAAACGCCGGTATGGTGTATGGTCTATGATGATCTTGTATATGAGCATGAGGCCGATATTTTTGCAAACCAAATGAAATATGTCAAGCCTCTCCTGCCTTATGAAACCTTCATGGCAAACATTGAGGCCGGAAGTGATAAAGAGCTAATCATCAAGGATCTTGTTGAATCGTATGGTCTCACAATAACACCCGGAAGCTGCCCTGGAGGAATATGCGCTGTTGCCACTCTTGCTAATATTTATGACCGGTATGGCTTTCATATTTTAGACCGGGTGCTCAGGCTCATCATTGGTACCTGGGAGGGAGAAACCTACTCCCTCTCTGCCAATATGCTAAACGGCCTCGCCCGAGTGTTATTTGCCTATGATGAATTAATAAAAGACGATCGTTTCAAGGAAAAATTAAGCCGCGTATCTGCCAAGGAGATCAGCAAAACTGCACGTGAAAGGCGCGCTGGCTCCCTGGGCTATGCCGAAACATTCATCATTTTCTATAACAAAAATTCCAAAAATACACTTAACTGGGAGCGTCTATATACGCACAAAGTCGCTAAGAAAAAGAGCACTAAGAAAGACAAGGCACAAATCGAGGAAGAGGAAAATCAGCTGGTAGTAAATTCAGCTGATTAAAACTTATAGGCGCCTCCCCTGTGTGAACACCTTTATTATGCTCCCGTCAAGGAACCGGAATTCAGTTATTCCGCTGTCGTACTGGATGCAATGGTCAAGCACCTTATTGACAAGCAAATAATCAATCTCTTTTACCGGCTCCATCCCATCCGTTATTTCTATAAACTGCTTTGCTCTCACTTTCTGGAGTGCATCACCCTTCTCAAGCATCCTGTCCCATTTTTCTTTATACTTATCTCTTGATTTAAGTATGCGATTCCATGATTTCATAAATCCTGCAAATAATTCTTTCTCATATATGGTCAGGCTCTCCCGGCACTGCTTTTCCCCGTTTGTAATATATTTATGACCACACTCCCATTCAATGACTTTTCCCCAGCTATGAGAACGTGTCCTTCTTAAATAATTATGATTACAGCATCCACAAATGACTTTATGTGAAAATGGATGTATGTCTGTATTCTGTCCCATTGTAAGTAGCTTGTGTTCTTCCATATACTCATTTCTGCGTTTAAGCTCAAGCTGTACTGCTTCCCATAGCTCTTTATCGACAATCGGCTCATGGTCTTCTTTAATATGATACTTGGGAAGCTGACCTTCATTGACCGCGCATTTATGCGTCAGGAAATCCGGGGTATAGTATTTCTGTAAAATGACATCACCCATATGCTTTTCATTTTGAAGCATTTTTTTAATGGTAGAGGTATTCCAATTATACTTCCCAGTTATTGTTGGTATTTTTTCCTTATTAAGAGTGCGGGCCATCGTATCTGGATTTATGCCATTAATGAATGATTCGAACATCCATTTGACTACCTTGCCCTGCTCTTTGTTTATTATAAGCTGCCCATTCTCATCTTTATCATAGCCATAAAAGTTATTAGTATTAATGGACCACTTCCCTTGAGCAAACAGTGACTGGATCCCCCACTTGCTATTTTCGGAAATAGATCTGCTTTCGTCCTGTGCAAGCGAGGACAGGATTGTAAAAAGGAGCTCGCCGGTACTGTCTAATGTATTTATTCCTTCTTTCTCAAAAATAATCCCAATTCCCATTCCTTTTAGCATTCTCGAATAATTAAGGCAGTCCTGCGTATTCCTTGCGAATCTGCTGATTGATTTTGTAATAACAAGGTCAATTTTTCCAGCCTCGCAATCCACTATCATCCGATTGAAATCCTCCCTCTTTTTTGTGTTTGTGCCGGAGATTCCTTCATCCGCATATATACCTGCCATTTCGTATTTTGGATTGTTGTTGATGTAATCGGTATAATATGTCACCTGATTTTCGAATGAATTGAGCTGCTCTTCCCTTTCACTGGACACCCTGCAATATGCTGCTACGCGTATCATAGATTCAGCCTGGGCTGCTTCTCCTCGTCTCTTTGGTTTTGCTGGAATGTGTATTATTTCTCTAGCCATCTTTCTTCTCCTTTCGGTACGGGCAATCTTCTGATGCCTCATATTCTTCTTTATTCATATACGTAAAGAACCTGTTACCGACATCATCCCAAAATGGAATAACGGTAACAGGCTCATCAATATCTCCCCACTCATCTGATATCTCTGCTGGTAGATATAATCCTTTGCATCTTTCTCCGCGGCTTTTATCTCTATGCCAATTACGGTTTGTAGAGCACACCCAGTATGGTACGTCGTCATCCCATTTGTGAGATAATGTTGCTCCGCAATATGGGCAGTAGAGCTTGTGCGAATGCTTATATTTTTTTCTTGTATATCTGTGCTCAGATTGTGTTTCATGCTTTCTTGTAACTTTATTACGGCGCTTTGGATTCTCCTTCTGTGGTTTTTCGGATTTTATATATTTATTTGGATAGCCATGCTCAATCTCATATTCAGCTTTAGGATATGCCGTATAATGCTTCATCCCATATTTATCCTCATAAGGCACAACCACAACCGGCTCTTTTATAGCATCCCAGCCTTCTAAAAGCCTATCCGGGACTAGCACTCCAGGGCACAAATCATGGCCAACTTTATATTTCGTGCTGCACATCCAGTATTCATATTTCTGTTTTCCATCCCACTTGTGAATCAGCTTGCTTCCGCAATGTGGGCAGTAGAGCATATTTGAAAGTGGGTAGCGTGAATGCGTATCATGTTTGACTTTCTCTGGTGGTGGTTGATGTAGATAATCTTCATTTCGTTTTTCAAGAACATCTTGGACTGTCTTCCACTGCTTTCTATCGACGATCGCAGGATGCGCATTTTTAACCTCCCACATATCTACTTCACCATGATTAACCTTCGTTTTCCTGAAGCCATCATTATATCTTTTTTGTAAAATGCGGTCACCAATATATGCTTCATTACTAAGTATCCTTCTCACTGTGGATTGCTGCCAGCTTCCGCCTTTAGGAGCTGGGATGCCAGATTCAGTAAGGTACTTTGCTATTTTACTTACCCATATACCGCGCTCTGCTAAATCAAAAATTGTATGTACAACTCTTGCCGTTTCCTCATCAATCATCGGATCGCCAGCATCATTTTTTGTATAACCGTACATCGCCCAGACCGGGAAATTCGGTATTCCATTTTTAAACTTGTTTCTAATGGTAATGCGAACGTTACCAGAATTGCTCTCACTCTCGGCCTGTGCGAATGCTGCAAGTATTGTAAGCATAAGCTCCCCTGCTTCAGTAAGCGTATTAATATTTTGAAGCTGAAAGAAAATGCCAACTCCTATACTTTTCATCTCTCTTGAATACTTAAGAACAGTTTCGGTGTTTCTTGCAAACCTCGATACGCTCTTTACTACAATAAGATCGATATTCCCATCCCTGGCATTCTGTAACATACTCTGAAACTGCGGCCGGTTTTCTACATATCCGGTAATGCCTTGATCCGCATAGATCCCTGCAAATTCCCAGTCTGGATTTGCAATGATAAACCTTCTGAA